ATTAAAAGCCATATTGCCTATAGCTTTTAGAGATATACCTGAGGGTGAATATGAACATAAACTTGATGTAGATGACGAATTTATCGGTTATATTGACCTCTTGGTAAAAGTAGAAGATGGCGTCTATGACCTATTTGACTTTAAATACTCTAATAATATTTCTAGGTATTTAAAATCTCCGCAGATACATATTTATAAATATTATTTCGAGAGAATAACTGGTAATACTATCAGAGATATGTATTATGTATTTATTCCTAAAAACACTAAGAAATCAACTTCACAAGAAGACCTTGATAAATTTGCTCAAGATAATCCTATTATTTTACAAAAGGTTGACTTTGATAAGATGCATGTAAATCACTTCTTTGCCAGGAAATCTATTTTAGAGAAAACAAAAGAGTTTGAGAAGAGATATACCACTAAATGTGCATATTGTGAATTCCAAAAGTATTGTAGAACTAAAGGTGAAGATAAATCAGAATTATCAGAAAGTAGTTTATTAAAATTGAATAATAGCTTATAATATAATTACTAGGAGGTAATTATAATGCCCGAAATTAAAACATGTGAAGAATACGTATTATCTCAGCTGTTCGCAGCAGAGGAAGAAAATTTTGAATTACGTAAATCAGCAGAACAGTATGAATTAGAAATCTCTCATTTGAAAGAAGAGTTAAATAGGACTACAACTATCATTGATACTTTAAAGAAGTACGCAAGTCATAGAGATGAAGATTCAATCCTGTCTGACTACATTAACATTGGCCTTATTTTTAAGGGTGAAGAAGAGAACTTTGAATTACTAAAGGAGACATTTTTAAATAACTAAGCTAAATTTATATAGGAGGCTTAGTTTATGGTTATTAAAGATTTATTCGAATCTGTAAAGGGGTTACCTGACCAACTAAATGTGATAGATGAAGATGGCAATCACTTATGGGTAGGTAATTATCAAAGGACTCCAGAGGAAATAAAAATGTTAGGCTTTAAAGAAGCTTATATTAAAAACTGAGGAGATAATTATCAAGTAATATTTTATATTTAGTTTACTTATTACTAGATATTTTATATAATTATAATGTAAATAACAAAGGTTATTTACTATAACAGGCATGAATAACTTTGAAAGGAATAAGGTAATTCCTGCTGTCCTCTACTATTTACTAAATCTGTGCACAATGAATTAGTCAATAGTAAATAAAGGTATCAGAAGTAATCAGTTCGAATCTGAATTCATGCCAAACTATTGTAAATAACAAAGGTTATTTATTATAACAGGCGGCTATGGTAAGGCCTGTATAAATAAGGAGACCATTGACTTAAGGGAGTTGATCATCCTTGGGTGGAACGAGAACCCTAAAGATTAGTGTAGCTACATGAAAAAGTAGAATAACAATTTCTTGTCACAGATTATTCTATTCCAGTTAAACCTCTGGATAAAAGGTTATTACTCGTCCTAAGACCGATGTGATGTAAACGTAGTCTTCCCAGTTAAGGCTCTGGCGTTATTAAAAGCCTATAACATACCGGGTTCTTGCCGTCCAGCGACGGAAATAGTCTTCAAAACTATCGGCCGGGTTCCAACCCCGGTTATGAGGGGGCAGCACCTTCGCCCGGTGCCATTTATAAAAAACTAGTATTTGCGAAATATTTTCCCTTGCCAATGCTAAATTTAATATAATCAGGGAGCAACAAATTAGCTACTTGTTGAGATAATGAGGCCTTAACCCTCAAGCTGATATATTTTCTTATCTGTTAAGGAGGTATATTATGTCAGGAAAGAAAAATACTTTTGTTCATTTTGGTAATTATGTTTGCGAGTGTGGGAGAGAATTCGATAATTCACAATCATATAATGCTCATTTAAGTCATTGTAGACTTCATCTGGGAGAAGAAAAATATCGGGCAAGGCTCAAACAGCAGCGAATGAGCTGAGCAAGAGGTAATGAAGTTCAATCTGCTATTAAACTTAAAAAAAGAGAAGAAGACTATAAAAGAAATAAATTAGAATGAGAATCTACTAAACATTATTGTGAACATTGCGGTAAAGAATTACCTCATAAGTATGAAGATATTTATGCAACAGGTCGATTTTGTAATCAAAGTTGTGCAAATGCTAGAAATCATTCAGAAGAAACCTTAATAAAAATAGCTTTAAATTCAAATATTAAAGGTAAAAATAAAATGAGTTTAAATGGTTATTATAAAGGTTATTATTGTGCTTCTAGTTATGAATTAATATTTTTAGTATATTGTTTAGACCACAATATACAAATTGAGAGAAATAAATTTACTTTCTCTTATGAATACAATAATAAGAAGCATATTTATTTACCAGATTGGTATTTACCGGAAACTGATACAATAATAGAATGTAAAGGTAGTGGTCCTTTAGTTGATGAAGAAGAAGTTATATTAAAAAAGAATTCTGTATTTGGTCATAATTATAAAATTTATTATGAAGATGATTTATTAAATTATTGAGAATATTGTAAATTAACTTATAAAGTGAAAAGTTATAAGGGGTTGTGTTCAAAATTATATAATAAAAAATTAAATAAACCTAAAAAGAAAAATTGAAATGTTGGTAAAAATAATCCCTCTTTTGGTAAACACTGGTATACTAACGGGGTTGAAAATAAATATGCTTACGAATGTCCAGAAGGATTTCATAAAGGTAGAATTTAATTATCAAACGTAATCTGAGACGTACGCACAGATAAGGTTCTATGCCGTTCCGAAAGGGTAAAGCCTTGGGTAAGACACTCAGAAAACGGCATTTTCTTTGACAATAAATCTGCAAGATGGACTATGACAGGTACCAATTAAAAGTCATAGAGGAGACCACCTCGTGACCGAGGCCATGTAACAGAGTAGCATGATTCAACAGTAACTGATAAAGCTGAGAAATTCGACTATAAACTAGACCAGCGAGTCGTGGAAAGGGTCTAAGCAGATTTATATATAGAGAGCAAACAATGATAGGTCTGAGAATGCGATTCATTGTGGTTAACTCTAGTTGCTTATAGTTAGTCTATAAGTTTGAAGCTCTAGGCAGTGGCCAACATCCTATTAACTGCCAAGACCTTAAGAAATGTTAGAGGTCTGAAATCTCAAGATAAAACTGGTGGTGCAGTCTTGAGTAGTAATGCGTAACGGGGCTTCTGGGGCTTGCAGTATAGAACGAAGCATTGAGGCGAATTAACGCAAGATAAGCATAACTATACAAGAGGCGAGCGAACCGTTTGGCAGAGTGCGAGAATAACTGCCTTCCTTACCAACAGTAAGTCCTATCATAAGTGTCGTTATCTAGGTAAGTGTCATGTGGTTGACATCACCGATAGGCAATTGGTAATAATTGTTTGTTTAGAAGGTTGCTGGTTGGGCTCAGACGGAGCTGATGCCATATAGGATTCCGAGAGAACTATATGAATCATAAAACTATAAAACCTTGCTGACAGTGCACGCAGCGAATATCCAGACGAAGGGTTCACGATGGTACCTTCTTCACAACCTAGAGCAGTAAAGAAATGCAACTATGGAGCAGAGTAAAGAGACTAAAGGTAAATCGTTGTAAAAATGGTGATGCCAGTTTGAACGTAACTGGAACAAAAACGTTTGTAGTAGCAAAACCCTCACATACAGTACGACTGTCTACGGGTGGTAATTCTGCCGCCCGCCAGCGTTGGGATAAAAAGCTGTATTTTACAAGGCAGAGTGACTGGAAGTAGTCCCAGACCGGGCTCATAATCCGGATTGATGGTGGTGCAAGTCCACCCTCTGCAACCATTGGACTGTAGCCAAGTAGCAAGGCAACGGACTTTGACTCCGTCATTCGTAGGTGCAATTCCTCCCAGTCCAGCCATGGACCATTAGCTCAATTGGTCAGAGTAACCGGCTCATAACCGGTAAGTTCTGGGTTCAAATCCTAGATGGTCCACCAGTGACCTGGTAGCTCAGGGGTAGAGCATTTGACTTTTAATCAAAGGGCCCTGGGTTCAATTCCCAGCCAAGTCACCATGCTCACATAAGCCTAATGGTAAGGCAGCGGTTTGCTAAACCGTGAGTAATCGGCAACGGTGTATAGGTTCAAGTCCTATTGTGAGCGCCATTAAAAATACTGATAGAAATTCATATTTTTATCTCCTATATTTCGGGTACCAGAGTAATTAGTTTACTTTGGTACTTTTATTTTATATAATCATAATGTAACAATAGGAGGTTTACATTATGGCACATTCAAAAACATATGCAGAATTTCATTACTGGACAACAGTTCATGATTTAACAAAGATGAAGGGATATGTATCTGATGGTACTCAGTTTAGATATCCAGATTTTGAATTTAAGGCAGAAATTTTAGGGCCATTAGTAGAAGGATTAAAAAGTGTTTATCCTGAATTAATCGTTTGCGAACATAGATATTTCTAGGAGGAATTAAATTGGAAAATAAAAATAGATTTATAGAATTATTGAAGTCTACTAATAGAGAAGGAGTAGATGACCTTATTGAATATTTAGAAGGCACTGATTTCTTTAAAGCACCTGCTTCAACTAAATATCATTGTGATTTTGAAGGTGGTCTTTGCCAGCATAGTTTAAATGTTTATGACAACATTATGAAGTTAAGTAAAGAATTTGATTTAGGAATTCCACTTGACTCATTAACTATTGTATCACTATTACATGATATTTCTAAAGTTGACTTCTACGAAGAAAGCTTCCAAAATAGAAAGTTATATACTCCAAGTGGAAGTAAGTATGATGCTGGTGGAAGATATGATTGGGTTACCATTAAGACTTATAAAGTAAAGGAACCTGAACTTAGATTATTAGCTGGAGACCACGGCTATAACTCAGTATTCATTATTGAAGGATATGTGAAATTAACTCCTGAAGAAAAGATTGCTATCTTGAATCACCATGCAGGTATGGATAACAATTTCTGTAACAGAGATTTGAACTCTATTTATGATAGATATACCATAGCTCCACTTCTCCATTTAGCTGATATGGCAAGTGTCTATTTCACCGAAAGGTCTCATGAATAAACAGATAAAGGAACAGCTAAATAAAATCACCTCTATTAGAATTAACTATAATGAAGGTGATGAGAAAATAGTTATTCCTAAAACAACTAAGTATCTAAATGAAAGCATCAAGAAGGATGTTTTGTACCTCATAGAAATATTTGACTTTATTCTCAACCCTGATATCAATTCAACCTTAGCTAGTAATTGGAACAATGGTAAAGTACCTAAGTACAAATACTATAAGGTTGAATTGGTAGAAAGGGCAGGCAATATGGTCAAGCTAAATGGTATAGCAGTGGATGGTGATAAAGACCTATTGACCGAGGGTTGGTACGGATGGCTTCCTCTGGATGGCTTCAAAATTATTGGAGTAGTTTAATTATATGTCAAAGTATTATATAATAGTTAATGATAAAATATATTATGTAGATGATTATAACGTAGCAAGAAATTCTGCTGATTATTATGCATTTACCGATAGTTCAGAAGAATATGACTATGTTGAATATGGTAAATGTAGAGTAGAAGATGGAATCATTTACAGAGAAAGTATAGAAATATTGAGGTGTAATGATGGCAGTGAATTTAAGTAACAAATATAGACCGAAGGAGTTTAGTGATGTACTGGGCCAGTCAGCCATTATTAAAATATTGAATAAGCAGGTATCTACTGAACAGTATAAAAATTGCTATCTTTTCTCAGGTCCATCAGGAACTGGTAAGACAACAATTGCCAGAATATTTGCTAACAAGATAAATAAAGGTCTTGGTGAACCTATTGAGATAGATGCCGCATCAAATAACAGTGTTGATAATGTAAGGATGATTATTGACAACGCTACGCAAAGGTCATTAGATTCAGAGTATAAGATTTACATTATCGATGAATGCCACATGATAACTCCACAGGGATGGAATGCTTTCCTTAAATGTATAGAGGAGCCTCCAAAGTATACAATGTTTATGTTCTGTACTACTGACTCACAAAAGGTGCCTCAGACAATAGTTAACAGATGTCAAGTGTATAATTTATCAAGGATTCCGTTAATTAGTATTATAAACAGGCTAAAATATATATGTGAGCAAGAAGGCTACTTTTATGATAGTAGTGCTCTTGACTTAATATCTAAAATGGCAGCAGGAAGTTTAAGACAGGCTATTTCATATTTAGATAAGTGTAAGGATTACTCAACTACAATTAATTTAAGTAATGTGTTTGATGTCCTGGGTGATTATTCTTACGATACAATGTTTAACCTAACTAATGCAATCATTGATAACAATAAAGGTGAAATAATAAAAATCATTGAAGGCCTTTACGATAAGGGTAGCGACCTTAAATTATTCATTGATTCTTATTTGGATTTTGTTTTAGATTTATCAAAATACTGTATTCTTAACTCAATGTCAATAATTAAGATTCCTAAAGAGATGAAGGATAAACTTGACTATACTACTTCAATTGAAGGAAGAGAAGAGTTTTTTAATAAATTTATTGATAAAGTTTTAAAGATAAAACAGGCAATAAAAGGTGATTCTAACCTTAAAACAACAATAGAGATAATGTTATTAAATATGGAGAAAATATAATATGATTAATTATTTAG